GCATAGATGACATCGTAAGATCTGGTCTAGTCAAACAATACCTTATCACAAAATATAATCTAGGTTTCTAATGAGTTTTACCTTTGTTGATGATCCTATCGTACCGATAGATGTTGAACCAGTATCAGAAGATGGAGTAAGGTTCTACCCTATTCCTGGTGCTGATAAATACTATCCGAGTGTTACCTCAATCACATCGTTTAAGAACGCAGCATTCTTCGCAGGTTGGAGAAAGAAAGTAGGTGAGTTAGAGGCTAATCAAATCACTGCTAGGGCAACACAAAGAGGTACTGCATTTCATAGTATTACTGAGGATTACATTAAAGATAAATTAAATCTTGATAGCTACTTGGCAAATAATCCATTGTCTGTTAGAATGTTTCAGTCGGCCAAGACCACTCTTGATCGCATTGATAACATTCACTGCTTAGAAACTTTCTTATACTCACATTACCTTGGACTCGCTGGTCGAGTAGACTGCATTGCAGAGTTTGATGGTGAGTTAGCAGTGATTGATTTTAAAACTTCAACTAAAGAGAAGCAAGAACAATACATCGAGCACTACTATGTGCAAGAGACTGCATACGCAGCAATGTTTCTTGAAAGATCTGGTATTGAAGTCAAGAAGATCGTTACATTAATTGCGGTTGAAGATGGTTCAATCCAAGTATTCCAAAAGTATAATCTTGATGACTATTTACAATTGCTTAAATCCTATATCGAAGAGTTCTCTAATGCCAAAGGATAAGAAAAAAGATAATCCTGAAGAGAACTTCATGACATCAGCGAAGTTTTCAATGGAGATTGAAAGGTTAGTTAAAACAAGTAATGGTTTGATATCATACATTGAAGCAGTAGTTACTTACTGTAATGAAAATGATCTTGAAATAGATAGTGTCCCAAAACTTTTATCTAAACCATTGAAAGAAAGACTGAAGCATGAGGCACAGAAATTTAATTACATGAAAAAAACATCCAAAGGAGTATTACCTTTATGACTTTCTTCCAGTCAGATCAAGTGCAAACAGATTTGCAAAGTATATTTGACACTTATCAATACGTTGCTCATAAGACAGCACAGTTAGGTAAGATGAAACAATCAGATAGGTTGGAACATATAGATGACTGTAAAGTTTTAATCGATAAGCAAAGAACATTTTATACACGTTTATCATTGTCTGCTGCAGAAGATCCAGAGGCAGCTGATATGAAAGAAAGAATTAATGCATTGACTAATGCATTTGGTTATAAAGATATGTTTGAGTGTTTAGATGCTATGATAGACACTCTTGAAAAAGCTGCAAGGAATGAGATTAATGAGTAGCTTGACAGCACCTAAATAGTATGCTACGATTACTCAGTAGCAATTCATACACACAATACGGAGAATACGATTATGTCATTCGCATCACTCAAGAAGGCATCTAGTAAGGGGGATACTCTTGCTAAGTTGACTAGAGAGATCGAAAAGATTAACCAACCACAAGCTTCTAGCGGTCCCGATGAGAGACTATGGAAACCAGAGTTGGATAAGTCTGGAAACGGTTACGCAGTAGTTCGTTTCCTTCCTGCTCCTGACGGAGAAGATATGCCTTGGGCAAAAGTATGGTCACATGCTTTCAAAGGACCTGGTGGTCAGTGGTACATTGAAAACTCACTAACTACTCTTGGCAAAGAAGATCCAGTATCTGATTTGAATAGAGGACTTTGGAACAGTGGTCGTGAACAAGACAAGGCAACTGCTAGAGCACAGAAGCGTAAGCTTTCTTATTACTCTAACATCTATGTTGTAAGTGACCCTGCTCATCCAGAGAATGAAGGAAAGGTATTCCTTTATAAGTTTGGAAAGAAAATCTTTGACAAACTTATTGAAGCAATGCAACCTGCATTTGCTGATGAGACACCACTAGATCCATTTAATTTCTGGACTGGTGCTAATTTCAAACTAAAGATCCGCAAGGTTGATGGTTATTGGAATTATGATAAGTCTGAATTTGCTGCACCTTCACCTCTACTGGAGGATGATAAGGCATTAGAGGAAATTTGGAAACAAGCATATCCTCTTGCAGAGTTTGAAGATCCTAAGAATTTTAAGACCTTTGAACAACTACAAGCTCGTTTGAATCTTGTACTTGGTAAAGTAGCTCCACCTGTTGCTCCAGCACCTGTTGTTGATGAGTCACAGGAAGAGGTAGTTGCTAAACCTTGGGGCAAAGAAGTCTCTGAGTTTAGAGAGAAAGCAGTCGCTTCATCACCAGTAGAGTCGAATGAGGATACATTGTCTTACTTTGCACAACTTGCTGAAGAAGACTAATGAAGTTCCTGATACCTCTGGCTCTGTTAACGTTAGCATCACCTGCTAACGCATTAACATGGAAAGAGTTTTGGGAACCCTTTGTAGAAGAAAATCATCACCATCATCGCCATTATCATGGTAGAAGAGTGTGTTATGATAATGTTTACAGAGAATCAAGGAACCCAGAAGGACACATTTTCTATTATTATGAGCAAGTGAGAGTGTCCTGTTACAGAAAGTATCATGACCCTCATCGCCACTACCATCACTACTATCGAGATCATATACATCGTTACGATTGATTGATCAAACCGAAAGATAGTATAAAGAAACCCCCTTTATGGGGGTTTTCTCATATAAAATAGTGTGTAGAATTCAACACAATCCAATGTCAGGAGATTATTACACACATAATGATCAACAACCGCCACTCCCAGTAGAACAACAACGTCAGTTACAACAGAGATGTGCAGCATCTATGGCTATGGATGAAATTAAAGAATCAAGATGGATCGATACAAATTATATTTTAGAAATTGAATCCATGATAGTCAACGCACGATACAGGACTGGTAGCCCAATGCAAGAATAAGTCCATATATTATTCAACTTTTAGTTCACAGAAAACCCCGAAAAAAAGTCGGGGTATTTTTTTGTCTGTAGGGTTTTTTAGTATCCAGATCCACTAGAAGTATTTGTAGTAGATGATGTTGTAGTAGTGGTAGTGGTAGCAGCAGTGTTTGTAGTAGTAACTGTATTATCAACAACACTAGTAACAGTGGTAGTACCAACAACTCCTTGTACGATATTTCCATCTCCATAGTCAAATGTGACATTTCCACTAGTATTAGAGACTGCTGCTTGTATATTAGATAACGCACTTCTTCTAAATGCATCTCTATCTAAGAATGCAGATGCTAGTGAAATATGTGTCTTCTTACGTCCAAAGTCATCAACTTCGTCATGAGGTTGATAATCAACTATCTCCTTAAATTGCTCTTCATAGAAATCAACTAATCTACTTGTTGGTATTGAGATTAATCGACTTTTTTCATTTAAGTAAGATTCATGTTCATAGTTTGTTACTGGATATACTGATAATTCCTTAGATAAAGTATTTCCGTTTATATCAATACCCCTATAAGATTCATTAACTTCAATACCACCTTTTGCTATTACTATATCGCCACTTTTTACTTCCATAGTTTCCCAATGATGGATTGAATCTGGATCATCGTAAATATTAGCAACATACTCATTTAACGCATTTTCTCTTTTTGGCCATTGAGTGTATATATCAGTTATATTGTTGGATAGTAAAATAATCCAATCTAACTCTGGATCACCATAAAACTTTTGTGCGACCATATCAGGTCTCATTCCATCTGGAATATAATATTCATTAAACAAAGTGGCATATTTTGCCATTTTCTCAGGAAGAATTACTCGTCTAAAGATGTTTTTTACTTCTTTATACTTTACTTTTTCTTCTTGACCCGAATCTGCAACAAATACAGTTGGTAATTGATCGAAATATGCCATTTTTAGTATCCAGCAATTACATCTTGTTTAGTCATAATTCTAGTCTCTGAGAAATTTAGAGTTAGTTGGACAGCAGGTACAAGTAACTGTCTTGATCCTGTAGTCTCATCATATGATAAATCTGCAATAGCATCTTTAAAAGATACATATTGACCATCTGGTGTGTAGTTTACAGTAACGTTAGTGCAAACACATGGATGGAATCTATAGTGTGGTAATCTTGTAATTGAATCTGTTCTTGGATCCATTCTTACAAATTCTAATAAAAACTTATCTGGCACTAATAGGAATCTACCAGATGTGTTGATTGTAATTGAAGAAGATTGTGCAGTAAACCCATTAGTATTACCATTAGCATCACCAGCAGTAGTATCTCCACCAGTATTAAAAGATAATGTGTCAAGTTCTCCAGCATCTGCATCTCCAAGACAAGGCACAGTACCCATTTTTAAGTATTTAATAATACTCATAATAGATTCTGCATCTTTTTTATTACGAGCAAACATCTTAAAGTCAAAAGTATGATTCCTGAAAGGAATACCATTATAAACTTGCTCAGTAAAAGGATTCATAATCCTTCCTTTTGTTAGAGCTTGTAATGCACCACCAGTAACACCTGTGTTCATACCTGCAAGTGATCCAAGGCTTTGGGTAGCAGAAGCACCTTTATTATACGCCATTTCGGGAAATGCCGATGATGCTGCTGATTGTAATGTTGATGTAATTGTATCTGCCATATTTCCACCGCCACCAGTGATACCAGCAGCAATTCCTGCTGCTGCAACACCAAGAGTGCCCATATCGATCTGATCATAATCTGCTTGGTAACTTGTAGTTAGACCAGGAGGAATATTCAGATATGCAATATTGGAGCTTAAAGTTGTAGAAACGTTATTATTTGGGAGATTATCACCACCATACCCATTTTGGGATTGTGCATAGTTTGTTCTAAACCTCTGTATCCTTAAATAATCGGTTCTTCCTGTGGGAGCATCTTCACTATCAAGATAGTCTCCTTCGACAGGGGCTTTTAATGGATATTTGAGAATTGTAGAAGCCACCTAAATAGAATCAGCACTTACTATGTTATTTATGAGGTATCAGGGTCGTTATACACCTTCGAGACCAAGAAAGTATAAAGGTGATCCAAAAAATATCATTTATAGGTCATCTTGGGAATATAAATTCATGAGATGGTGTGATGATACACCTTCTGTGGCTGAGTGGGGTAGTGAGGAAATTGCAATTCCTTACATTTCTCCTACTGATGGTAAACGACATAGATATTTTCCCGATTTTTATGTAAAAATTGCTAACAAAAAATATCTAATTGAAGTAAAACCATTCAGACAGACGAAAGAACCTAAAACTCAAAAGAAAATTACTAAGACTTATATTCGTGAAGTTGTTACTTGGAGTGTAAATAGTGCAAAGTGGAAAGCAGCAACTGAATTCTGCAAAGACCATAATTGGGAATTTATGATAATAACTGAGAAGGAATTAAAGATCTAAAACTATGGATTTAAACGGAGCATCTAAGCAAACACCTAGAGCAAGATTAACCGAATTCTCTGAATGGTTTAAGGGTAATAACAATAACCCTAGCTTCAGTAATAGATATTCTGTGCAATTTAGCACACCTGTTGTGTTTAGGTCAGGTTTTTATTATCCTCAGAGTAAGTATTTGTTGGAAACAGGTGATAATGCAAAATATTTGAATTTATATGCTGATACGGTCAATTTACCGAGTAAGCAAGTAACTACAGCATCAATTACAAATATTGGATCAGCATATAACTATGCAACATCATCTTCATTTAGTCAAATAAACATTACATTTACATTACCTAGAAATCATAAGACTAGGATGATATTTGAAAGATGGGTTCATCTCATGTCTCCTGATTCAAATCAGATGACTGATTATTATGAAAACTATACTTGCCCTCATCTTTATATCTTCAAATGGGAGAGAGGTGGAGGAGAAAAGATAACACTACCTGATGCAGTTAAAGCTTTCTTAAGGAAGATTGGAGTTGCGATATCTGATGTTGAGAGATATAGGGATGATCAGTTAGTTGGTATATATGATATAAGAAATGCATTTCCAATGAATATTGGAACAATGGC